GAATGGTCATATCTGCACCCACTGGCTGCCGGTATGGATCAGTTCGGCCCAGCTATAATTGTACGGCAAAACCAGGCTCCCTTGCCCTTCGATGGTCGAACCGCCGCCGCCAATAGTGATCGGCCAGGTGCCGGCATTCCCGGCGGTGTCTTTTAGGATCAACGACGCTTGCCCCGGCGATGACGGTAAAGTGACCGTGATTGGTCCTCCGGTGGTGTTTTCAATCCTGATAAACCCGGCGGAACCGGCCGGCAACACAACCGACGCATTGACCACCAATACCGGTTGGCCGCCAGGCGGCCCATCGGTCCCGGCCACCGGGCCGGTGGTCCATTGCGACCCCGACCATTGCCACTGACCGTAAGCCTGCCCAATCGCCGGGTTGTCCGGAAAATCCAGCGCCATCGCCTCACGCCCAATAGATCCAAGCGCCGTCGACATAACGGAACTGCAACCCGGCACCGGGGCCGTAAGCGTTGGTGGGCTCGGGTAAGGTTATCGTCCCTTCGGCCGATTGCACGGTGAGGGCGGTAACCGGGCTGGCGAACGAGATCTCAACCAACGCGTCCGCCGCCGGGTATGGCGGCAGGCGGATACCGAGCGCCGCCCGGGCCGGGCCGATGACGTAGATCCCGGCCTCCCCCGACAGCATCGTGACGGTGGTGCCGCTGGCCGGGTTGACCGTGCGCAGCCCGCTGGCTGGGGCGGTAATACCGCCGCCGCTGGATACACCGCCGCTAGTGCTGCTGCCGGCTGCGGCGGTAATACCACTGACCCGGATCTGTAAGGGTGAAGCCCAGCGCAGCTTGCGGTCGGCCGCTTCCAACCCGGCAAAGGCAGCCTCTCTTCTTGCCAGCCAACCCTGCGCCCGCTGGTCCTCGCCGATGTAAACCTCGGCCTCGACCAAGGAGCCGAACAGGTAGGCGTCGGGCGCGGTGTCTAGGAGCCAGTTGGTCTGGGTGGCGTCGGACAGCGGCGGCACGCCGGATTGATAGACCAGGTCTATCTCCGTGGCGCCGTGGGGGGCCGGACCTAAAAACAGGGTGCGGCCGACAATCGTGTAACTCCCGGGGATGCCGGACCCGCCGGCAAGCTGTTCCGGCGGGACAAACAATAGCGGGGCGCCGCCAATCGACACCGTCCTGACCTGCGTGCAGTTGGTCGGCAGGAGCACCCAGCCGGTGCCGGTGGCGCCGAGGGTGGCGATATTCTCGGCCCCGGCGAGCTTCAAGCGGCGGCCGGCCTCGACCTCGAACAGCCGGATTATGTCCGGCACCGCCGGCTCGACCAGCGGGTCGCCGGGCCGCGCCAGCCAACCCAACACACTCGATTTCAGGGCGGTATAGCTATCGAGAGGCATGGGCTACAGCCTGAAACTGGTGGGGCGAAGGTAACGCCAATCGGGATCGTTCAACAGCTTACGCACCGCCGGCCAGTGCTCGGCGCGGTAGGCGTCAACCCCGTACTGCTGCTTCCACATCTGCGCTACCTCAACGGGTATCCTGGCAGCTAGCCACATATCGCCGTCTTTACCGTCACCGGACAGGTGAGCGGCTTTGTTGAGATCAATCGCCGGCTCCACGTCCTGCCAGCGGCGGATGGTGATGTTGCCGGTGGTGTCGTCGTACTCGAATGTCTCGTAGGTGCCGCTGACGGGGTCGCGGTCGAGCAGGTATTCGGTCATGGTCTGTCCTTGGGTGAAAAGCGGGAGGGTTGCCCCTCCCGCTTCTCTCTTGTTAAATCCCCATTCCCTTCGGCGGATAGGAACGGCCACCGACAAGCCCGATGTGCACCGGGTTTCCGCCGAAGGGAGGTGGTTACGGCGCCGTCAGATCCGCGATAATCCCGTTGCCGGCCTCGTTCTTTGCCGACAAAGTGTACTCCCCGATCAACAGGCGCTTTTCAGCGTCGCCGGTCTTGGCCAGTTCGGTTTGCCGGATTGGCCGCAGCCAATCGACCGACCAAAGATCCCAGTTCAGCAATAAAGCATCTCTGGGACGCATAAATCTATTGGCAAGAATTCTCACAGTAGAGAAATCTCCCACGTATACATCAATTGTGGCTATTACTTTCCTTTCTGTAACATCTACTGTCTTTTGTGCGCCACCGGCAAAGCCAGAGGCGACAGTTTTATTTGACGCACCCACCATCAACACGTCCGGTTCTTCCGAGCTGTTGTTGTAAATCCCCTTCATGACCCCTTTGACCATGGCCTCGGTTAGGGCTCTGGGGGTACCGTCCACCCTGGCATCGGTCCCGTCCCCGATAGGGTTGGTGCCGACGTGATCGGTATTCGTTTTAATCCAGGCTAGAACGGAAGCAAGTTTTGGTGCGGTGGCCGCAGCACCCGTCACTTTTGCTTGATTACTCAAGAGTATCGCTTCTATGTCGATCTTCAACTCTTTAGCGCGTTTTGTCATTTGATATGCGAGCTCGGTGCGTCTGCCCGCTTTATTTACCGCATCGAGCGTTCCGCTTATGATTACTTCCTTCCTGCTGATCTGCGTCCGGTTACCCAGGCGAGCGGTAACGGACGCCGGGGTAAAAGTCGCAATGTCGTCACCCTGAAATTGCGCGTTTGCCGTGTTGGGTGCCGCCAAACTATCGGTTTGCCATTCTCTTCTGTTACCCCGGCTTTCGCCGTGGACCGCTCATTTCTGGCGGTCTCCCTGCCTCTCGGTCAGGGAGCGGACTCTATCATCACCGCCGCAGGCGTGGCGGCGTCTGGCGTATAGTCTCTGAGCTTAGCCTTCGCTTGCCTGTAGTGCCGGCCGCACAGTCCAGTTGCGAGATGTTTGGCACCGCATCCATCAACGGAGCAAAGCCGCTGCGGCCCGCCCCGAGGATGATAAGCGCGACGCTCGTAAGGCCCAATCGAACCCCACTCGTCAACCCGATCTTGTTTACGCGCGATGTTGAAGCGGCAACCGCTATCGATCCACGATTGCATTTTGATGGCGAAGCGTATCGAAGGTTTGTAACCCGGCTTGCGAGGTTCCTCTTTCCCCATCTTGCCAAGCTGCAATCCGACGCTTTCCATCAACCGCATCAACTCAGGCACCCACGGGTCGCAGGATTTATAGCCCATGTAAAACGAACGATTAGTTCGCTGCCAATCATAGCCACGATGGTTGTGATTGGCCGCGACAAACCCTTCGCTGTCCATCAGCCCGATCACGAACAGCTTGCGCCGTTCGCGGTCCCACCCGCTCACATATTCCGGGATCAGCCGCTTATTGTCGGTGTCCTCGACAAGCTGCCACGCTAACGCACGGTTGCCACTGAACACCGACCACTGCGGCCGGCAGGGCCGGTCTTTCGCCGGCTTTTCCATATAGGTAAGGCGAGCAGGACGCTCGGATACGTCATCCAGCGCCCATATAACCGCCTCGGCGAAATCCTTGTCGATGGTGTTCAGCCGGAAATAATCTCCCTGCATCACATTGCCATCGCCCAGATAAACACCGAGAAGATAAGCGAAACTCTTAGCTGCTGATTGGCCCATAATGTGCGTCTTTTCCACTGGGGGGCACACACCTTAGGGCTATTCCAGTCATATAGCCAGATTTAACCTGCACAAATGATGGTTAATGCAGGACCGCGTCTGCTGTTCCTCGCCCAACATTGCTAGTAAATGGCGTGTCCGTAGGTGACAAGTTATATATCATGTCACTCAAGTCTTCGCGCATTCCCTGAATACCTGGACTTCCAGAGAATGTAGTTGCAGTGCCGGCTATAATAGCCATGAGGACTTCTCCATCAGAGAGATTTACTAGAGGATCTCTAGGAGATAGCTGATGGCGTCTTTCTCGCTGCCGGATCGCTTCAGAGCGTTCATTTTTTGACCCCGCCGCTGGGCCGCCTGGGTGTCGCCGCGCTGCCGCGGCGACCCCGGGGGCTGCACCTGGGGTGCGGTTTGCACGCGTTTTTCCTGCGCCTGCCGGCGGGCCTCCATGACCCGGTCGGCCTGCATGGCTTTGTCCACCACCAGAAGCACCCGGTGATCGACCACCTGGCCAATCTCTTCGTTGGAAAAACCGCGCTTCACCAGCCAATCGCGCATCTCGGCCACCTTCTTCGGCGCTTTTTCACGGTCGCCAAAATCGGGTAAGGCCTCGATCAGCCGCTGTTGTTCCGCCTGACGCAACTGCACGAATTGCTGGGCCTGGGCCTCCTCGGCCTGGGCTGCCACCCGTTGCAGTTCCGCCTGAATGCCGCCGATCCGGCCGCGCATGGCGTCCCGTTCGGCAGTCATCCTGACATAATCCGCCGGGGCCTCCTGAGCCAACTGCTGCCAGTCGATATTGGCAAACCGCTGGGCTTCGGGGGCCGCGACAAACAACAATTGCTGGAGATTGCGCGCGTAGGCGTTCCGCTCCTGCTGTATCTCGGCAAAGGTACTTTCTAATGCCTTGCGATGCTCGGCTATCTCCTCGGTTTTCTTGACGTAATCCCTGGTCTGCTCCCCGTCCCGCCGGACAATAACCGCTTGTGCTTCGGGTGGCAGTTGCGCAAACAGGGCTTTTTCTTCCTTAGACCAACCATTTGGCGGCTCGACACTCTGATGGCCCGACCCGTCCTCGCCCTCGGGCACAGGATCGGTGTCCGGTTCGTAGTCGTCGTCCTCCTCCTCGTCACTGGGGGCCGGGTCTTCCGGTCCAGGCATCGGGTCCTCCGGACCCGCTTGCTCCGTTTCCGCCGGCACGTCGCTAGTGCGCTGTGCTCCCTGGGGCGGTTGTCTCGGTTGTCGCTTTGGCCGGTCATCGAGCAGCCCCTCGATGCCCTCCATAACCTGCGCCTCGGTCCACTCGGTGGGCGCGTTGGCGCTCTCGCCGGGGGTCCGGTCGGGTACGTCACTCATTCAATCTGTCCTGAAGGTGTAGATTTAAACGCGCTTGCTCTCTTTGACCGGGGTCGTCAGCCGCTTGTTGCG